GCCTTAAACACTGATCCGTGATTCCTTCTGGGTCTTTTAGCCATCTCGTCTGCTCCTTTCTATTTGTCGTAGTATAGAGCAGCGGGACCACTTAAGCCACTGTCTGAATTTATTGTACCAGCTCTCACCTCCTTCCTATTGAATTTTGCATAATGGCACTTACTTCTTCTTTCTCTAGACCAAGGTAGACCATTGTAGTCTTTGGTGATGCGTGATTGAAGTGTAATGATAGAATCTCTATAGGTGTCTTAAAATATACTCTTTGATGATAAGCAAAAGTCTTGCGTAGTGAGTGCGCACCTAGATTGCCTTGCACACCAACCTTTTTGCCCCATCCCTTTACCATCAGATTGACTGACTGTATGGATAAAGGTTTGCTAGTCCTTCTCGCTACAAATAGTGGAGACTCAGGAGTGGGGTCATAGGTCTCTTTAAAGTGTTTCAACGCTTCATATGTGACCTCATTAATCCACAAGTGGTTGATCTTCTTTGTCTTGCTCTCCTTTATAAGAATAGAGTCACCACTCTTAAGGAACCACACTTGCTTTACAGTGAGCTTCAATAGGTCACTAGTTCGCAACCCATTGTTGATAGCCATAATGAAGAGCAGCTTATCTCTTGGTTTGTTCTTCAACAATTCAATAATGGCTTCAATGTGGGCCTGACTTCTTATAGGTTCTACGCGCGTTGTACAACCTTTCTTTGGATGATTGGAATTGTTTCCTTTGGTCATCATTGGTCATTACCTCCTGATATATTATAACATATTTCATTTAACTTTATACATAATAACTTAAAGATATCAGTGGCTTAGCGTTGGTTAGCTCACAGGGGGTATGACCTGGGTCTAGTCTCAAAGGTGGGGTCACTTCTATAGTCTTGTTTGTTGCCTGCGGTGCATCTCTATTGAGGCAGGACACCGCAGGATGCACACTTACATAGCAAGGTATATAACCTTATAGGTATAAACTATATGTTTTGTAGGGATGTGTTCTCATACTAATAATCTTCTTTATGTTCTTTCTCAAAAGCTTCTATTTTTGCATTATATTCTTCCCACTCTATTTTATTTTGTTCTGCAAACCTTCTTTCTTCTCTTATCACACTTACAAACAAGCTCACAAAGGCTTTTATTATTTCATGTTTTTTTTCATTGGGGGCTTCAATTTCATCTACTTTTATTGTTTGGGGTAAACCTTCATGTTGAATTAATTTTCCCATTGATCTTAAAAATTCTACGTTGGCAAGGTCTTCTTTAGTGATTGTTGTTGAGTCTAATAAATGAATTGAATTAAGGGCATATTCAAAACGATACCAAAATTGATAATCTATAAAATCTTCTCTATATCTTCTTTTGTGACCACAAAGATAATCTATTGCTTTCCATACTAAATCCAAAGGGTCTTGAGGTGGTCTCTCAATTGACTTTCTTTGACTTGTAATTTCTCTTTCTTCTTTGAGACTTCTCATCTTTGTTTCCTCCTTTCTTTTTGTAATCTCTAACTATAGTATAAGGTATTTCAAAATTTTTTTAGATTAGAGGTGGGTGGATTATATTAATTTGTTGAATAAATGGTGGGGGGGTGTAAATGGGTTTCTTTTTTATCTCAATAAAGGAGTTTTTAGTTTTTTGATATAAGGTAGTTTACTAGTTTACCACTATAAAGAAGTGGTAAACTGGAAAACTAGAATTACCCCTAGTTTACTAGTTTACCAAAGACCTTCCGGAAAACTAGTAAACTCTTTATTATCAATAACATACATTACTTTTTCTTATGTAGTTTTCCAAAACCTTTTTATGTAAGTTTCATTCATCTTAGTTTTCTAGTTTTCCATTATATAAATATAGAAAACTAAAAAACTACTTTCCTCTTATTTGGTCTTTTAGACCTCATTATCTTCATCTTCATTTGGTTTATTGACATCTTTGACCTCAAGAAGTCTTTTACTCATTATTTCATATATTTTTTTATTGTGTTCCAAGGTCTTTTCTACCCAATGTTTACCAATACCTTTCTTTATGAGACTAATAGAATACCCCTTAGACAACCCTAATTCCTTACTAATAGTCTTTTGGAATTCTCCTTGATTAGGTGGAGTTTCAAATTCTTTGAGAATCCTTATTAAATCTTGGAATATCAATTCCTCTTCACTCTCAGAAATTGAAAGACCCTTATTTTTTACAAGTTGTATGAAGATGGTATGTGGTAAATATCTTGTTTTACCATCTTTAGGAGCACCTACTTTAAGTACTTGTTTTCCATCTTTCTCTATTGAGAAAGGCCCTACTTTTTGAATTGATAAGAGATGGTCACATAAGTCTTGTATTGCTGTTGAACCTTTATAAACCCCTTTATCTGCTTTTGGGGTATGGTGAAGAACAATTACAGTAAACCCCATGTCTCTAAGTTCCTTAAATCTATTCATTATGAAAGCCATATCTTTACTATTATTTTCATCAAGGTTTTGACATGATCTCAATGTATCAAAGATTATTACCCCCGGTTGTAATTGTTTATACTTTATCCATTCCTCTGTATCCATTCTAGGTGGTGGTATTTCATGAGTTGTGTGCCATATCTTTAAATCACTTTCTCCAAGGATTTTTGCTCTATCTTGTAATACAGGGATTGGATTTTCAAAATCAATATAAACCACAGACTCCTTTTGTATATCATATCCAAGAAAAGAAGTTTCATTACTACAGATTGACATCCCCAATTGTAGACCAAGCCATGTTTTTGCCTCACCACCCGGACCATATAAGACTGTTATAGCATTTTTAGGAACAAGTCTTTCCCATACCCATTCAAGTTCTATTTCTGAATGTAGGATATCTGTGAGAGTAGGCAAACCACTTTCAATATCAATCTTTTGTTCAAATTTTGAATTATCATAATTTTGTAATATCTTTACTGCTGCTGAATATTGATTTTTTTCATTGAGAGTTAATGCCTCATTTGCTTTGAGTCCTAAGTCACGCCTTTTAAAAAAATTAATAGCATTATCAACTATATAATCAACATTTAACCCCTTTTTTGAATATTCTTCCGCATATCTTTCATTTAATAATTTATCAAGAATATCACTAACAAGTTCAGCATCTGGCTCTTTTAAAGTAGTTTTTTGTTGATCATAAATCATTGTCATGTCCATCTTGGGAGCTTTTTGATATTTGTTATAGTATTCCATTACCCACTTTGAGATAATTCTATAATGTGGTTGTTGAAAATACTCTAATTTTGTAATTTCACTAAGTTTTTTACATATATTATTATCCATTATCATTCCAATGATAATGTCTTTCTCAATATCTGTGTCTATCCTTACCCTTCTTAGTAATGAAAGTGGCCCTGCATTTTCTGTTGAGAGTTGTTCTTTTGTGAGTTGTTCTTTTAAGAGGTTTTCTTTTGAGAGTTTTTCTTCAAACTCTACTATTGGAGCCAAGAATTCCTCCATAGATTTCTTGCCTTTTAATTCTCTTAATCTACTGAAAATTGAAATTGTTGCGGTATTTTGTTCCATTGTTGCCTCCTTCACAGGCAGCTAAGCCAGAGAGTAGTGGTGAAGGCACTACTCCCTTTTACCCTTATATAGGGTGGCTCAGCATTTTTATATTATAAATTATTTTACACATATTTTACTCATTTAAAAATCGGGCGAACTGGAGATGGATGATAGGACACCTCCAGTTCTTGCCTGAAAAGAAGAAGAGAAACAGGCTGACCCGACACTAAAACTCTTTCCTATAAACATAATCAACCCTATCATCCTCAATAGCTTTACCATCAACAATGAGTTCTTCATCCATGTGATAATAGAATTTTCTTGCTTCTTTTGGTTTAATCAATCCCTTTGATACGGCAAGGCCAATTGCATCAGGATTTGAAGGAACAGGACAATCAGAATACTCAAGCAAGAGATATTTTGTATAGTGGTTCCGAACATTTTTCTTTGAACCTCTTTGCAAAGGAACAAACCCCATAGATTTTGCTAAGGGAAAGCCCTCCTTTCTATACTCATATACTTGTTTTGCAAATGGATTGCTGTTCACGGCATACCTTGTTTTAGCTACAAGTCCATTATCGTTTGAGCGTATCCATTCACATTTTCCTATGGGTAATTGCTTATAATCATGACACCAAAGAACCACAGGGTTCTTTTGATAATCATGAAGCAGAGCCCCACTTGGTTCTATAATGTCATTGTCTCTATCCACTGTTTTTGTTGAAATGTAGTCAACACTTGCTGTCTCTCCTTCTTCAAACTTAAATTCATCAGGTGTGAAACCCTTTCTTATCAAAGAAATGTTCTCTGAGACACCCCACTTTTGTGAAATTTGTTTAGCAAACTTAGAGTTTATGTCTCTCAACTGTAATGTCTGTGTAATTAAATCCATGTTACGTCCTCGCTGCTAAAGTAATGAAAGGTGAAACAGTTGTTGACCCATCCTTTAAAGTCAACACTTTATCCCAAAGAGGTTGACCATCAATTCTTGCAATACATCTCCATGAAGATTCATCTGTTGACCAACCTGGGCTGTTACTCTTTTCAATTCTCAATTCTTGTCTCATGCCTATTGCATACTGAGAGAAATCACATAACATGATGTCTCCCACTTGACCAAGAACAGGAAGTTTCTCAGTTATAAAAACTCTCTTACCCAAGAGGTAAAACTTTCCAGAGTCTTCTTTTAGTGCAGGAATAGCAGAACCACCAACACCAACACTAAAATATAATGTCATAAGTTGTGGGATAGCTGTGATTGATGCGACCCACACTGCGTTACCTACACAGGCAGGGTGCATTCTTGAGTACATATTCACAATATTTTCCCACACTATTGTTGTTATTGTTTGATCTACTTCAGCAGCCACAGTTATAAGACAATTTGAATTCAAAACCCCTAAAGGTTGTCCACCACCATGACCATTCAAAAAGATGCTGTCTAATCCATAAGCAAATGTGCTTGTCACAACCTTACCAATGACCTGCTCATAGTTTGGTGAACTATCAGCCAATAATTCATTTGTTGCGACCAAGTCAATTCTTGCTTTATGTGCGGTGAGTTTCATTGCTCTAAAAGCAGGTTTTGTAGGAGTAACAGTTCCACCCTCATCAACCCACTTCATTTCAACATTCCCATATAGAGCTGTTGAATGGTTTGTCAATTCCATTGCAGGAATTTCAAGAGTTTTACTTTTCATAGGATACACTGTTGCAAGTGGTCTTATGATTTCACTCTCTAGAGCTACATCAAAAATTCTTGCAGTGTATTCATTTGGAACAATGAAACCACCATCGGACGGTATACCTTCATTGGAGCCAGAAGGTGCTTTTGTAATGAGTCTTGAATCATTTAACCCACTATCAACAAGTTTGAAAAACTCTCCCATACTGTCAAACCCACCACTTGAGAGGTTTTCCTCTCCAAACATTCCTTTAAAAGTTTTGTTCTGAACACTATGAACGCCATAATTTTCGTTCATATAGTTTTCCATACCCTCTGCTGTCTTAGGTTTTCCGTCAAGGTACCCACTGTACGGGTTAAAATGCGCTTTCTGGGTTTTATTTTGACCTTTTGCCATTTCGTCTAATTTGTCAGAAACCAATTGAGGAACTCTTTCTAATATCTTCTCCTCAATTCCTTCTCTTACATGTTCCATACTATCTTCAATCATCTGTTCAAGTTCTGATGTTTTCATCTATGTTGCTCCTTATATTTTTTGCCTTTACTCTCCACCTAAACTCTCTGAAATAGTTCTCTAGCGGAGGTGACCCCATCCCTTGAATATCTCCAGCCCGGTTTGCCTGACGTTTTGGGAGATGAGGTCCTTTTGGATACACTATTGTGGCTCTTACAATTACAATAGTGTTGAGTAGTTTTATTCAACAATAATCTCCTTTGATAAATTTTTTATGACCATCTTAAACAAGTCCTCTTTAATACTTTCTATATTGAGTTTGTGGACAATGTCATTTGCAAACTTTTCCTTGAGTGTCTTCATAAGCCAGTTGTAGTATTGTTCTTGTATTAAGAGGTATGAGTCATCATTGTGACTGTCCATAACTGAATAACAAGCGAATTTTATAAACTCAGTTCTATTTGCAAAACCATTCTTAGACCAGTATAAATCAATGTCCTTTAACTTCTGCTCGTCAATGTTCATTGTTAAAAGCATTGCTCCCTCCTATGTGTAAATATCCTCATATATATAAAAGTGATTGACTCTCAGATTAATTAAAAAAGATGTATTACAGTCTTCTCATGCTAGTTTCGAGGCTTACTGGTTCCCACAAATCATCATCTTCATAATTTTCTTGTTCTTCTTTATCAAGAACCTCATCAGGTGTATCAATTCTTATCCATTCTCTCTTGGATGTGCTCATGTCTACAGCAGCAAAACAAGCTATTGCCAAGGCAATAATGATGTCAATCTTATGATTCATTGATTTTTTGACAATTCTCCAACCTCTTGGAGTCTCTTGAGCAACACATTTTAAAGCATGTGCCCTCATCTCCGCATCTTCATACAGCACAAGATTTTTACCTTTGATGAGTTGATATAAGCACTGCCCCATTTGTGTCAATCTGTCTACAGTCTGGGGGAACTCAACCATTGATATATGTGCTTTCGCCAATGTCATTGCACTTCTATGGAATTGAAAGGGGTCATAGCGCACCTCTTTTATGGTGTACCAATCATTCAATTCCTTTATGTATGCCTCTATACTCTCTTCAAAATCCATTGGGTTCTTCTGGCTTGGTTGCCACTTTCTATATTGAACTAAAACTATCTCATTATCTCTCTTTGTAACTGCTACCACTGCACTTGAGTCATTCTTTACACTTGCATCAACCCCCACCATTATTGAGATATCTTTATTTGGCAATAGTGGGAAGTGGTCATAGTGAACACAAGCATCCCAATCATCTTGTTCAATAAACTGCTCTTCACTCTCTGTCCATCTGTTTTCATGTAATCTTAGATAAGTGTTACCCCTCAATCTCATTCTTTGAGAGAAAAGATATTCTCTTGTTACCCATGAAGCTAAATTCTCATGACTCCACATAAAGAACATCTTCTTGTCTTTACCTTCTAACCCTTTC